CTCAGGCTATGCTTTGGTCAGAAAATTCCGGGACCTTATCAAATGGATTTTATTACCCAATAGGAACAGAAATAGGGGCAAATAATACTGGAGTTCCAACTGACGAACAAAATACTTTTTTAATAACTAGCGATCACAATAGATCTGAGTTAAATTTTTCATCTAATAGAATTCAAAATAGGCAAAGAATGATTAATGGAAACATGAGGGCCTACAACATTGCCGACAAACTTACATTATCCACCTCTTGGCAGTTACTCCCATCAAGGTCATTTAAAAATAGTCCAAATTATGACTCTTCTGGAGTATCTCAACTATCTGGCACTTATGAGCAGTTTACTGTAGATGCGGGTGCAGGAGGCACAGAACTATTAAATTGGTACGACAATCATCCAGGACCATTCTGGGTATTTTTTGCTTATGACAACAATGCAGATCAAACCAAATATAATCAAATTGTTTTAATGTATTTTGCAGATTTTTCATACTCCGTTGTAAAAAGAAGTGGTTTCGCAAACCAAGACTTATGGAATATTAATATAACTTTAGAAGAGGTCTAGCGTGTTTAGCAATGAAGATCTATTAGATTATTTAAAAAAATCTAACGATATATACATTAATTCTTTAATAATTGCTGAATGGAACATGAATGTTCCTGGGAATATTAAAAAAATAGGTAACTATAGATATAGGCCAAATGAAAATACAAGCATATATAAAACAATTCCAAACACGTTTGATCAAGACGACTTGGGAAATTATTATGAAGACGCATTGTTATCTTATGAAAAAAAACAAAATACTTACAATCTAGATGACAGTCTACAGGTTTTTCAGTCTTTAGATGAAAAGAAATCCTTATATTATTCTTTAGAGGATTGCACAAAGCCGTTTAGGCCAAGGTCTGGAATTAACAAGACGGATTACTTTAATAATAAATATTTGCCTAATAATACAAATTTTGGAAACAACTCACCTAGATATTATATGTCATCTAGAAACGATGACTTTAAATATTGGAGTTCATATAGAAAAGAAGATGGAAAAGAAAGGGGCATTTCTAATATTAAAATTAATAACTTTAACTATATAGAAGATGCTTGTCCATTTATAGTATATAAAGATAGCGTGCCATGCAATAGAATTGTTTTTAAAATGCAGACAAACGTAGGATATTTAGACAGAGGCAATTCTGTTGGAATTTCTGAAACAATTTCAGATCCGTTTTATGGAAATAAAAATAAAACAGTTCCATCAAAATTTAAAATTCAGGTTTTAAAAAATAACAATTGGGTAGATATTTTAGATATAAATGAAAACAATAAAAGAAGTGATGACTCAGAAATTATTGCACCAGATGGATATTTAGAATTATACTACTCAAACAATGAATGGTTTTTAAAGTCAGAAGATGTTGACTATGAAACTCCATTTGTTACCGAGTTATCTAATCCTACAAAAACAACAAATGACGATTCAACTTTTTATTACAACGAATTTGAATATATTGATGGAATAAGGTTTGTGGTAAAGGCGATGAACAAATTTGATTCAACATTTGATTTAATTGAAATGTCTCCAAGACTAACCGCCAACATTTCTAGCATGATAGTTGATTTTAAAATTAATAAAACCCTTTCCGACCTATCACAGGGAGCAATTCCAGTAGGGCAACTTTTGCCATCAACGGGAAGCATTACAATTTTTGATGAAAATTTTTCTTTTAATGAAAACAATGACAGCAGTATAATTAAAGATTACTTGAATAAAAACGTTAAGTTTGTTTTTTATGAAAACATTTATAATAAAGATTTATCAGTTAATTATTTTGTTCCAATAAAGACTTTGTATTCGGATAATTTTCCACAAACAAATAATGACGGATCTTCAGTATCAATAAACTTACGTGATTTTTATTTTTATTTTGAATCAAAAACTGCCCCAAGAATGCTTCTAACTGACGTGTCTCTAAGTTTTGCAATATCAACAATTCTTGATTCTGTAGGTTTTACTAATTACACGTTTAAAAGATTAGGATATGAAAAAGATCCAATCATTCCTTATTTCTTTGTTGCTCCAGAACAAAGTGTGGCACAGGTTTTAAACGAGTTAGCAGTTTCAACTCAAACAGCAATGTTTTTTGATGAATACAATAATTTTGTAGTTATGAGTAAAAATTACATTATGCCAGAAAAAAATGAAAGGGTTACAGATTTTAAATTAATTGGAACAAACAATCAAATTATTGACGGGGTAATTAAAAATAAATCACAAAGTGAAAATCTTCCAAACATAATTTCAATATCGTCTCAAGATAAAAAAATATATAATGACGGGAAAATAAACTATACCTCAAGATACATTCAAAGATCTTATGGGTCATTAAATCAAAGTTCTTTATTAGATAGAGAAAAAACATGGATATATAAACCAGCACTTCTATGGGAATCTTCCGGAGATGACTCCATGAAAACAATAAATGACAGAGTTTCTAAGCAATCAAATTTTACTTTATCAGCAGTGCCAATAAACTCTGATTTAGTTTCTGCCTTGCCAACAGTTAAAAATGGTGTAGTAATAAACAACATAATAGACGTTGGAGAAAATGCTTATTGGTTAACAAGATATACAGGATATTTTTATTCAAATGGAGAAATAATAAAATACGATGCCGTTGAATATAACATAACTGGAGTTGGTAACGTTTGGATCAGCAGCAATCAAGAATATCAAGATTACTTTGGTAATTTAAAGTTTAATGGAAAAATATATCCTACTGGACTAGTTCGTATTTTTTCTAACCCACACTACGAAACAATTGACAATCAATTGAGATTAAAAGAAGGTGCAGTTTTTGAGCACGGGAGAGCGCAGTTTGGAACAAAAATATCTAGTCATAATGCTGGAATATCTAGTAACTGGACAGACAATTCTTATGTTCGTGGATGCACTATGAGAGCAGACTTACTATTTAATACTAGTTTAGAAATTGAGTATCCAATTACAACTTTAGGGGAGGCAGGTAAAAATGATCTTTTAGCCAAAAAATCTTTAAGAAATGGCATCATAAAAAACTTTATGTCTAATAATTTTTTAACAGAAACTCAGTTAAATAGTTTGCCATCTGCAGAGACTGGAACAATTCAATCCTCTGCTTTAGTATTTTCTGGGCCAGTATTTGAATCATCAGAAAGCCCAATAAATTTTATTTCATATGTATATAAATCATTAAACAATTCATTTAAACATTTTGGAACAAGAATGAGAATAATTGGAAAATCAGAAAATACTGATAACAGGCTACAAACTCCTACTGGTAGCGCAATATATTATCAATTGCCATCTACTCAGCCAAATCAAAACTCTAATATTGGTGGTGGCTCTGGAGGTATAGGCATAATGATAAATCCAGAAACAAACAATGGATATTATTTTGAGATTGTTGCATTGACTCAAAAAAATATAGAATCTTATACAAAAATAAATGCCGATGGAACAAAAAACGTAAATGTTTACAATATGGTTTTTTATAAAATTAAAAAAGATGCTAGCGGAAACGCTATACCAATAAAGATTTGGTCTGGACTTTCAAGTATTTTAGTAGATGATGGACAGTTTACTGGTCAGTATAGAATTGCGGGAGAAGAAAAGCCAACAGTATATGATTTATCAGTAGAGTATGAAGACGTCGGAACATCTAAAAGGTTTTATTTGTTCATTAATAATAAAGTTGTTGGAATAGCAGATGACCTAGATCCATTGCCATTCTACAACAACGCATGCTTATTTGTTAGAGGATCTTCAAAATGCATGTTTGAAAACATATATGCACTTGGTAAAAATTATTCTCAAAATACTGTTTTTGATGTTGCAGATTCAGTCTCTAATGTTTTTGGAGATTCTAAAATTAGTGCTAATGACTCATTTAGAAAATACGCTATGAGTGGAATTTTGCAATCCACGTATCTAACTGGTATCTCTGCTGTTCAACCGCCAGATTACAATATATACTATGATGAATTTGGTTCTATATTTAGAGAAGTGGCATACTTTAATATAAAATATGATAAAGCATTTCCAGCGTTATACGCTCAAATATCTCCAACTCCTAGTACCATAAAGGGATATGTTGTTTCTGGGTTTCAAGCAGACTCTTATGGAGCAGAATTTTTGGTTTTTAATGCAACAGATTCGGCTTTAAATTTAGATGAAACTGGAGGAAATTATTTAAAGATTCAAGGTATAACTTTTACCCAAGACACAACCTACACTGCATCTGTTGATGATTATTTTAATAAAAAATCTAACTTTTCAGAACAAGACAACTTAGACACTAACACAATAAGATCTTCTTTGTTTGCATTACAAAATTATAATTATATAAAACAAAGCAGGCTAAACCACGGAGTTTCTGCTTTTTCTTTAGAGACTCCTTATATCCAAAATTCCTCAGACGCAGAAAATTTATTAGGTTGGATTATTAATAAATCCATGAAACCTAAAAAGATGGTTGGAGCAGAAATATTCTCATTACCAGTTTTACAATTAGGGGACATAGTTGAAATTGATTATACAAAAAATGATGTTAATATAATTTCTGATCCAGAAACTCAATTTGTAGTTTATAGTATTGAGTATGGTAGAAAAAATAATGGTCCAGAAATGACCGTATACTTGGCGGAGGTGTAAGATGGGCGCTTTAGATGCAGCAAATTGGGCAAAACATAATCCAACAACTCCTTATAACAATTCTTTTCCAACTTATATTGACGAACAGTGGAAAATGAATAGGATGAGGGAGGAAGATAAAAAAGTAGAAAATTCAAAAGTTATAAAAGGGGATAGCCCAGACTCCTTTAATTTAACGGTAACTGTTCCAGCAACCCCCCCATACATGCCTAGCCCACCACCACCACCACCTACGGTTAAAGTTAAAAGTGCAACCCCAGAAATTATATTGTGGGATGATGCCACAATTCCAATGGAAATGTTATCAAATTTAACTCTTGAAAATATTGGGGGCCAAGAGTTACTTTCCTTGTCAAGGCACGACAGAGTAAGTGGAGAAAACGTATCTAATCAACTAATTAAAAATTTAACATTCTTTAATCAAGAGTATTCTTCAAAAAAAATATTAGGATTACAAAATACATCAGATAAATATTTTTCAAATTTTAGCATTAAACTTGAATCTAAGATTCCATTCGAGGGTAATGGTCCTGGGGGAACAAATGTATACCTAGACCCTACAACAAAAGACTTAGTTATTGATTTAATAAATTTAGAGTCAGACGAAATTATTGAAATTCAAGTAGGTGCGGGTGGTACAATATATACTATAACTGTTGGAGTTGAAGAGTCATGATAACTAATATCGGAAAATATATCATTGCTAAGTACCTGTTGGGTCAATCACCAGCATTTGCGTCATACATGGCCGTAGGATGTGGAGTTAAACCTTTAGATAATTTAACAACCGCACCAGATCATTCTTTAAAAGAAAATCTTAATTTTGAAATGTTTCGTGTTCCAATTAGTTCAAGGGGATATGTTGTTGAGGATGGTAAATCAAAATTAGTTTTAACAGCAGAATTACCAACGGAAGAAAGATATGAGATATCTGAAGTTGGAATATATTCCGCCGGCGCAAATCCAAATGCAACAGCAAACGATAGTAGGCCAATTTTAGTTTTTTCTGAAACAGAGAGTTGGGAACACGTAACACAAACAGCAACAACAGACATAGCAAGAATAACAGTTCCCCTTGATTCTGCGCTATCAAATAACGTTATAGATTCGACTTTAAAAATCTTTGAAACCAATGCTGACAATAAAATATTTTATAACCAAAATAGGACAAATAGGTACGAAAGGTGCAGATATTTTAATAACGCAATTGCAATACGTGGGGACTCTTGCTCAATGACTTCTTCTGGAGGACATTTAGTTGTTGGCTCAAATCCACAATATATTAGGTTAGTAGGAACATCCGTAGATCTATCAAAAGTTTCACCGTTAGATGAATTAAGATTGGCGTTTTCAGTTATTAACAAAGACGGTGATTCAGTTGCAATTCCAGATACTGTAAAAATTATTATAGAATTTACCAACAGTTCAGATACTTCAAATTTTTCAAGATTTGAAGCGGTAGTTGACAATGGTTCGGCAAGTGGCCAACAAGATTTTGCAAATAATAGATACTGTGTAGTAAGTAAACAAAAACAAGAACTATATACAACTTCTAATTTTTCCTGGACATCGGTAAACACAATAAACATATATGCCTCAATTGTAGATTCTGGGTCAGTGTCTAGTAATTTTTATGTATTTCTTGATGCTTTAAAATTTGAGAACACAACTGCATCCAACCCTTTATACGGATTAGTTGGTTATTCAATAATACAAAATGACGAAGCAACAACAATTATAAAATCAAGCAATACAAATAATTATATAGAATTTAAGTTTGCAATAGGAGTAGGGTAATGCCTGATAGCAATATTAAAAAAGTTATAATAAAAAAATCAGACCTATATCAAGT